GTCAGAGCCGCTGTGATGGCAGCTGACACCTGCTCGGCTGTTTGCTTGGCTGCCAGCAGGTTGTTCGACTCGTCCTTGGTGTAGTAGTCGGTGAGGGCGTTGGTGATGGCGGTCTGCATCTGCTCGGTGTTTGAGTAGCTGGTCAGAGCCGCTGTGATGGCAGCTGACACCTGCTCGGCTGTTTGCTTGGCTGCCAGCAGGTTGTTCGACTCGTCCTTGGTGTAGTAGTCGGTGAGGGCGTTGGTGATGGCGGTCTGCATCTGCTCGGAGCTGACAAAAGCCTTGATGGCCTCCTGCAGCAATTCGATATCCTGAGAGTGTTTGGGTACGAGTTGCAGACGTTCTTCTATCTGCGATCCCGTGAGGGTAGAGTTGTAACCTTCCATGTATCTTCTGTTTTTAATGGGTTAATAATTCAGTTTAGTTGTTCTTGCGGACGAAGAAGGGCAGTCCGTGTACGTCTGCCAGATACTGTCCGCCTCGACAGATGAAATACTGAAACACGGTGCGCAGACTGGAGCGCGAGCGGCGCACGTAGCTGACGTGTTGGGCTTGGTAGAGTCCCGCGTCATCGTCGATGGGTATGCGTGCGGTGGTGCTGACGTAGCAGAGCGGTTGGCGCTCTACCTCGGTGCGGAACCCGTCTGGGCAGTCGGTGTCTGCCACGTCGTACTGGCACTCGGCAGTCACGCGTCCCACCATGCTGTTGGTGGGGAAGGTGAAGAAGGTCTCACCGTCCTCGTTCTGGATCATGTCGGCTCGCTCGATGGTCAAGGTTTCTCCTCGCATGCCCCATGAAAGGATGATCCTGAAGTGGCCCTCGGTCATCGAGAATCCTTCGTGCTCGATGGTGACCTGGTACTTAGCCTCTTGTCCTTGTTGGATGATGTTCTTAACGTTGATCATATTCTTTTTTTCTTATGGTTTTATCTGATACCCTGATGCTCATCCTGTCACTCTGACGTAGGGGTTGATTTTCACCACCTCCTTGCGGTAGCCCGTGGGGTAATCGGTGTCGGGGATGCGGATGACGACTCTGAGCATGAGCAGTCCTACGCCCAGCGCGTCTGTGTCTATCAGTACGATATAGGTACCCTTGTCGGTCGGTATGCACTCGTTCTTCGGGCAGGTCACCTTGCGATCCACTGCTGTCTCGTTATAGACTGTGACGGTGAAGTCCACGTCCTGGAGGGTCATGTTGTCGGGCAGGTCGGTGCGGAACTCTATCTTCGCGTCGCTGCCCAGTACGACGGTTCGCATCTGCTGTCGGCTGGTGTCGCGCCAGTCCGCCAGTCGCATGTATGGCTTCAGCAGGATATCTACGGAGCCGTAGGGTACGCTGGAGAGGTGTTGTGCGGTGGCTGGTTCACGGTTCTGATAGCTCATGCCGACGAGCAGCAGTGTGGCTTGTCGGAGCGCGTCTGGCACACAGCCGTAGGTGGCTATCACGTCGTCGATGGTGCGGTTGCAGAGCGACAGCACGGTATCTTCTGCCGCGCCTCCGTAGAGGTCGAGCACGGCATCCTCTTCTGCCAGCGGGTCGATGCGCAGGTGCTGCCGAATGTGTTCGATTGTGAGATATTTCATCTTTTTGCCTGTTGTTTTCTAAAAGTTGAGCAAAAAGACGATGGGGGTTTACTATGGTTAACGGTTCAGGGTTAAGGGTTATTTTCGGTTCACGGTTGGCGGTTCGTGATGAGCGGTTAAAAAAAAAGGAGCAACCGCTGTTGCTCCATTACAAAATTTCGAAAATCAATGAAAATATACTTCAAAATCTATTCGCCCGTCGCGGGTTACTTCGTGAGTCTGTTAGAGAAAAAACATAAATATAAAACTAAAACAAAATCATTCATTCCATCGTGCGGCTTCCCAGATGCGACGGGTGTATAGTCCGCCTGCAAACTTGCCGCCAGCGTTGACCCAGCGCATGAACTGCTGTTGTATCTCATAGACCTTGCGGCCTGCTTCGATGTAGGCTCTGAGGGTGGAGCTTTGGAATTTGCTTGTGCCGATGTTGTAGCAGAAATCTACTACGGCATCGAACTGTCCCTGGGTTCTGATACCTCTGACCCTGGTCGAGACGTATCGCTCGAACTCGGCGAGGTCGTCGCGCAGAAACTGCTCGGCTTGGCTCTGGGTGATGCTGTCGCCGCGCTTCACGCCACGGGTGTGGCCGTAGCCGATGGTCCAAACTGATGCGGAGTCCTGGTAGGCAGTGAGCCGGCATCCCTCTGTGCGCTTCAGATGATCGATGAGTTGCTGGCTTGCTCTCATAGCGTGTCGGTGTTAAGGGGTTCGGTGTCGTTGGTGGAGTTGGCTGTGACGTTGTTGGCAGACTCAACTACCCCTTCGTCCGAGATTGTTACGAGCTGGCGACGCTTGCAGCGCATGTCGCCGCAAATAAAAGGGCGCATGGCTTCCACTTTTCTGCCCAGTCGGGCAATGTCCATCTTCATCTTAGAGCGGTCGTTGTCGGATTCCATTCTCCAGTCCATGAAAGAACGTGCCATCTGCTCTTGCCGCTCGCGGTACTCGTTGCGCTCCTGCTTGTAGTGGTCGCGCTCTTGTCGCAGTTCTTCGTGATGCTGGTGGAAGTCGTCGAGCAGTTGCTGGTAGTAGTCCTGCCGTTCCTTGTCGGCAGAGATATCGGCTCTTTTTGCCTCGGCTTGTGCTTGCATGGCCTCTGCCACTGCACGGTCGGCTTCGGCTTTGGCTTTTTTCCGCGCCCATCGCAGGGTGAAGAAGAAGCTGATGCCTCCACCTCCTGCCAGCAGGCTCAGGATGCTGATGATGTCTGAGAAGGTTGTTTCCATTGTTGCGGTGTTTATTGTCTTTCTTTTACCCGTCGGGCAGAACGATGGTCGGGGTTTACCGCTGCCATCGCTCTGCTTCCTTTGTTATTCCTTGCTGTTCGGGTTGTGGAAGTCTGGGAGGAATTTGACGAAAATTTTGCAACCTACGAAAATCAGAAGGAGGAATATTGCGAAGCCGCCCACGCTCTGTCGTATCCGCTGCCACAAGGTGAGGTCCCTGGGTACTTGCTTGATGACCTCTACGGGGTAGGGCTTGGGTATCGAGTCGCGCACGGTGTCGCGCTGCTGACTCAGCGTTTCCAGTCGTGCCACCTCGCGCTGCAGGCGGTCACTCTGCACGAGCCAGGCCCGTTGCATGGCTCCTATCTGGATGCCGTAGCGTGCCATGGCTGCCGAGTCGAGCTCGCGGATGACGGTGGTCTCTCGGTTGATGATGGTGTCGGTCTGGTGTACGCTGTCGGTGTGCCAGTGGTGCTCGGTGCGTGTCTCGTTGACGGGGACGTAGCGTGTGGTGGTGCATGAGCAGAAGAGCAGGCAGAGCACGATGGCGATGACGATGGCTGCTGCCGTTGTGGCGCATCCGCCGAGGAGTGTGGCGGTGGCCAGCTGCATGCGCTCCTCGTCGGTGAGGTTGTCGGGCTGTGGCGTAGGCATTTCGGGCAAGTCGCCGAAGGGGTTGAAGTTGTTGTGCATCATTTCTTCGTTTGTTGTTTTGTTGTTTTGTTGTTATCTTATCAGTCCCCACTCTGCCAACTTCTCAAAAGATCCGCCGCAATCGGTGAGCAGATAGTTGCGTGCTTGCTCCACGATGTCGCGGTAGGAGAGAGTCTTGTCGGGCGATGTGGGTAGGTTGGCAGGGAATGGCTGTTTGGGGTTGCCACCGATGTGGAAGGTGACCTCCTTGTCGCCGATGGCACAGGTGGCTGTCACAGGGCAGCTGTGTCGCAACGCGAGGAGGTGGCAGACGATGTTCACGCTGACGTCGGCTTTGCTCAGATCCTTTCCGTGCAGACCTCCGCCTGTCACTGCGTCACCCATGTCGGAGCCGAGTTTTCGGTTTGTCGCGCCGGTGTCGGTCATGGGTCCGCCTGTCCACTCGCCCAGTGGATTGATCGTCGGCAGGTGGATGCCGTAGGCGTTCTTCAGATGCTCGCGCAGTTCCGGCTCCTGCTCACGGCTCAGATGGCTTTGGCAGATGGTGACGTCGAACTCGGGCGCAGCCAGTCGGCCTTTGCCCTGAATGATGTACTTGCCGTCGAACGGGTGCCTGTCGTAGATGCTCGCCGCAATGGCCGTCAGCAGCTTCTGCTCGTGCGTCGGGGGCACACCACGAAAAATTCCGTTATCACCACACCTCACTCCCTGCTGCTGATTGGCAGCCAGGTGAATGTCTTGCGGCACGATGAGCGCACGCGTCTCGATGCCCTCACCAGCAATGCGCTCCACGATGGCCTCGATGTCCTCCGCGCTGATCTGCTCGCTCGTCTCTACTTGGATGTTGCACTCGCCGTGACCGATGAGCACCTCACAGGCCACCTTCGGGTTCCTGCTCTTTGTGTAGCAGAGGTCAACGATTGCCCCTGCTATCCTGTCTGCCACCTTGTCCGGGTGGCTTGGGTTCACTTTCTCAAACATGATTTGTCGTTTTTTAAATGGGTTAATAATTAAATCGGGAGGGCTTTTTGGCTCTCCCGATTCGTTTGGTTACATTACTTTTAATTTTACTTCCGTTATACCGCCGGAGCTTTTGAATTTTGTTACCTTGAATTTTGTATTTCTTGGTAGGACGATTTCGCTTTCCGCGTGGTTCTTGGTCACGAACATATTCTTACCCTTTGGCACGTCTATTGTCAGGTGAACTTTACGCCTACCAAAGTAGTTCTTATCGCCAACGGCACTTGTAGACGTGAATCGGTGTTCGGTGAAGACCGCGCCTTGTTTCAGTGTGCGGCCTCCTTCCGTTAGCCAATATTCAGAAACACGACGTTTAACGGTGATGTTCTTCGTCGCCTTATTCTGTGCAATGGCATCGTCAAGCGTCTTGATAGCTGTGCGGCTTTCGGCATCCATAAAGTCGGCGGGAATTGTCTTGCCTATCTTGTTTTTTGTAAGTTCGGCATTTATCTCGCGGCTCCATGAAGAATCGATGTAAGTGGTGTCGGCATCGTATAGAATACGCTCCTGCTCCTTCGTGACGTTCTGGGTTTCGGCAAGGAGTTTGTATTCGCCTTCGCTCAACTCCCTGAAACCACCGCTTCCAAGTCCGGCACCACCGCCTGCTCTTCCACCCATATCTTATAAATTTAAATTGTTATACATCTACAATACGTGTGCAATAGCGTTGTGGGTTTACTCTCGGCCTCGCCGCTGGTTTATATACTCATGCACCCACAGCAGCCCATTCTCGCGGCACCAGTCCTTGATGTCGTCGCCGCCGCCATATACACACAGGTTCGGCTTCTCCAGTCCGCTGATGCGCTGCGCCATTGCAAGGTGTCGCTCCAGCGTCGGAATCCAACCCGTCACCCCTCGCGTGAAGAAGGCGTTGTAACCCTTCGGCACGCCCAGCGCGTTCAGCTCCTCGTGCTTCGGACTCACGTTCAAGTCCACCCACACTTGCAAGCCGCACTCCTGGAGGTATCGCGCCAAGTATCGCTTGCGGTATATCTGGTAGATGGCGTAGGCCGCAGGTGTCTGGTCGTGGATGCTGTTGTTCGGCTCCACGATGGCGCGGCAACCACTCTCCAGCAGCTTGATGGGGTTCTTGTAGAGAGCCTCGAAGCGGTAGTCGTCGGTGTAGAAGTGGTAGGTCGTGATGTCCTTCTTATACCTCGCCTCCGCTCCCCACGGTGCGAACGGCAGTTCCAGGTGCACCGGCTGGTTATCGTCCAGCAGCAGCGGCACCTCCCACTCGTTGTCCGTCGGGTAGAGGTAGTCGCCCAGCATCTTGAAGAAGAATGCCATGCGCTCTTCCTTCTGTTCCTCCGCCTCCTGTTGCACCTCGTCGTCGTCGGTGGGCTGTTGGTCCACCCCGTCGGCACTCGCGCCACGTGGGGCTTGCTGTGGCTCCACGGCTGGCTCGAAGTCCGGAAGGTCTATCGTCAATCCGATGTCTTCAAACTCCACGCCATCGAACTCCGTCGCCAGCAGATCCACGTCCCACTGTCCGTTGTTCACGTTCGAGCGCAGTATCAAGTCCGTGCGCTCCTCGTCCGTCAGCTCCGTGTAGATGACGCAGGGCATGTCCTTGCGCTTCAGTCGGCGCATCGCCTTCAGTCGTTGGTTGCCGTCCAGCACCTGATACGTGTCCGTGCCCTCGATAGGCTCAACGGCAGCCGGGCGGTGTTCCCAGTATCCGTTGTTGCGTATCGAGTCGCAGAGCTTGTTCAAGTCCGCCTGCGTAATCTTTCGCGGGTTGTTTGGTAGCCCCACCAGCTTGCGCAGCGAGATGTTCACCTTTTCACTTGTCTTCATACGCCTTCTATCTTTTGAGCCTTACCGCCCGTCAGCTTCTCCC